TGGTGGTGATGCCGGATGAAGGATTTAACACCATTTAGGGATTTGCTCCTGGGAGCTGATCCGAGGGCAACAAAATTCAAAGGCGCTGGCGGCGATAGTTACACTGTATGGACCCCATATTCACCGGATAAAACCATGTCAGATAACGAACAAGAGGATTTTACCTGGCATATCCAGGTAGATAGATTCACAAAGATTGACAATGACCCAATTGCAGAAGAAATCTACAACAAATTGACTGAAGCCGGTATTCCCTTTGAGTACAACATAGATTTCGAAGAGGATACCGGCTATATCCATCACATTTATGACTGCTTATATTGAAATCTATGAAAGGATGATTAAAAGATGTCAAATGCATATATTGGAAAACCAATAGGGGCGCGTAAGTTGACCTGGTTCCCGCTTTTAAGCGATCCTGAGACAGGACAAGCAACTTATGGACCGCCGGTAAAGTTATCCCGTCTTATAACTATTAATGTAACTCCGGTATTCGCAGAGGGAACGCTAGAGTCTGATGATGGAATTGAAGATGATCTTGCGTTAATAGTGGCGTATGATGTCTCAATTAATGCGTCACAGCTGACAGACACAATTAGATCAGCATTGCTTGGTCATCAAATGGACAGTGGAGGCGGAGTGCTTGTTACAGGGGCGGATATTGCACAAGAGGGTGCTTTAGCCTGGGAAGAACTGCTTTCTAAAAAAGATCCTTCTGAACCGGATAAATATAAGAAAGTAATACTGTATAAAGGTAAATTCCGCGATTTTGCTGAAACAGCAAACACCATGACACAAAGCGGTATCACCTTCCAAACCCATAACATAACCGGAAGATTTATCAAGAGGAATGACGGACACATCAAATACTCCATCCGTGAAGATTCACCTAATGTTGATGCTACTAAAGTGGCGAACTGGTTTGTTGAGCCTCAGGAGTTTGGGGATGCCTTTGAACAGACAGTAGCAACACCTGTAGCGGATCTAGATGCTGGCGAAGTGGCTGCAGGAACAACTGTAGAATTAACTACAGCGACATCCGGAGCATCTATAAGGTATACTCTTGACGGAAGCACACCAAACAAGACAAGTACCTTGTACGACGGCCCAATACTCATAAATCAGGCCATGACCATTAAAGCAATTGCTTACAAAGACGGAATGAATCCGTCAAAGATATTGACGGCCGCATATACAATATCAGAATCTTAAGAAGATTGGTTGAAGGAGGGAAGGGCAGTGAAATACCTGCCCTCTTTTTATGATTGAAGAGTTACAAGACTTGTTTCCTCATGAGAATTACGCTGATTTTGATCGTGTACGCAGGCTTAAGTGGTGCAATAATACCATACTTTATGCTATTGAATATTATCGTGTTGTACTTAATATAAAGACTGATTTTGATTTATTAATCAATGATATGAAAGATGGAAAGCTACAAGCAGTAATTAGTTTGTTATATGGAGCTTTAAGAGCAGTAGATACTAAAGTTGATATTACTGAATTTGGCCGTATATATAAACCTGGTAATATTACTCAGTATATTAATGTTGTTGTTGAGGGTTTAGAAGCCTATCTACCTGAACCGGAGATTTTAGATCACGGTCAAAATTTGGATGAGAGCTGGCCTGATACTCAATCAGAGATCAGGAAAAAAGGAATAATTGAGAAAACGGACTGGGGCTTTTGGTATTGGTTTGCCAGATCCAAGGCCGGTATGACAACTGAAGAGTTTGGAAACACAACCCTAAGGGCCCTTATGATTATATATAAACGATACTGGAAGGATCATGGAATAGATATGTATAAGGTTGATGATGGGAGCTGGTTATAATGGCCCGATTCAGAACAGAAGGGCTTGATGAATTAATAGATCGAATGACTGAAATGGAATTAACTACAGGTGAATTAGCTGATGAGATGTTGTTTGCAGGTGCAGAAGAAGTCAAAAAAGCATGGAAGAAATCTGCAGAACAGCATAGGCATAGAGATACAGGAGATATGATTAATGCAATCAATTATTCACGTCAAGTTAGAAAAATAGGAGATATAAAAGAAGTTGACATATACCCACAAGGAAAGGACAGAAAGGGCGTTCGGAATGCTGAAAAAGCTTTTATTCTGCACTATGGCTCATCCAAGCTTCAGGCTTCTCATTGGGTTGATTATGCTGACGCAATAGCAGGACCTATGGTTGAAGATAGACTAAATAATATATTTGATGATTGGCTTAAGGAACATGGAATGGATTAAGGAGGTGGCTGAATGGCAAAGCGTGAAATAAAAACTATTTTTGCTATAGACGGTGAAACTAAATATAGAGATGCAATAAAAAGTATCAACAAGGAACAGGCACTTTTACGCGCAGAACTTAGAGCGGTCACCTCTGAATTTGATGCGTCGGGAGATGCGCAAAAGAAACTATCAGCCCAGGCTGAAAGCCTGGCCAAACAGATTGAACTGCAGAAACAAAAAATAGCTGAGGCTCAGCATGCTGTCGAACAGTCCACCAAGATATACGGTGAAAATTCTGATACTACGAAGCAATATAAAATCGATCTGGCTAATGCGGAAGCACAACTTGGGAGATTACAAACAACGCTTGCAAAAACTAATAAAGAATTAATTCTGCAGCAAAGCCGCATGCAGAGCACCGGGGAAGCCCTCGAAAAAGCAGGTAAAAAGATACAGGATTTTAGTGATAAGGCCGAAAAAGTTGGCAATAAATTATCTACAACTATAACTGCACCAATAGTAGCAGGAGCTACTGTTGCAGTTAAATCTGCAATGGACTTTGAAAGTGCGTTTGCTGGTGTTAGAAAAACGGTGGATGCAACAGAAGAACAATTCGCAGAACTTGAGCAGGGCATCAGGGATATGGCCAAAGAGGTGCCCGCGTCAGCTGCGGCTATCGCAGAAGTGGGCGAAGCAGCAGGTCAACTAGGAATTCAAACTGAAAATATCCTTGGCTTTACTCGGGTAATGATTGACTTGGGTGAAGCCACAAATCTTACGGCTACTGAGGGTGCTGAAGTATTAGCTCAATTTGCCAATGTCACTCAGATGTCCCAAAAAGAGTTTGACCGACTTGGTTCAACTATAGTTGCTCTCGGGAATAATTTTGCAACTACAGAAAAAGACATAGTCAATATGGCCCAAAGGTTAGCAGGTGCCGGTAAGCAGGTTGGGCTGTCTGAGGCAGAGATCATGGCTCTGGCAACAGCTTTGTCAAGTGTAGGTATCGAAGCTGAAGCTGGTGGCTCAGCTATGTCTAAAGTACTTATAAACATGCAGCTTGCAGCTACTACCGGTTCCAAAGCTAACGAAGTTATAAGCAAAACTGGTATGAGCTTAAGAGATCTACAAATGCTGGCTGACCAGGATGCTAAAAGCTTTAAAGCTATGGCTAATAGCATGGGCTATACCTCAACCGAATTTAGACAGTTTATTGATGCATCCGCATCTTTAGAAGCGTTCTCCAAGGTAACCGGCCAATCTGCGGATCAATTTAAAGAAGCTTTTGAAAAGGATGCGGTTGGCGCACTCCAAGCATTTATAAAGAATCTTTCTACTGCTAATAAGCGCGGTGAGGATGCAATTGAGATCCTGACCGACATGGGTATCACGGAAGTACGTATGCGTGATGCTCTGCTCCGGTCAGCTGGCGCAGGAGATGTTTTAGCTGAATCAGTCCGCCTCGCTAATAAGGCGTGGGAAGAAAATAATGCTCTTACAAAAGAAGCTGAACAGAGATACCAAACTTCTGAATCCCAAATGCGGATTGCCAAAAATACCATGCAGGATGCGGCAATTACCATTGGGCGGGAGTTGTTACCTCCGCTTGCTGACTTGATGAAGAATGTAGCAGGATTGGCTGAGCGATTTGGGCAGCTTGAGCCAGAGCAACAAAAAACAATTCTTTCTCTTCTTGGAGTGGCCGCAGCTTTAGGTCCCGTAGTAAAAACTACAGCTACACTAACTGACGGAATAGGCAAAGCGTCAGAGGGTATAGGAAAGTTTATACAGAAACTTGCAGAGAAAAAGGCAGCTGAGGAAGCTGCCAAATTGGCTACAGAAGGTTTAACTGGTGCTATCGGTGGTGGCGCTGGGTTAACATCAGTACTTGGGCCTCTAGGGATTGCTCTAGGAGTTACGGCTTTAGCAGTTGCTGGTCTTACTTATGCGTATCAGGAGAGCATTAAGCCAGCAAAAGAAGCCGGAGAAGCAGCCGTAGATTTTATGGAGGGTGTTGCAAACTGGCATGATGGTGTGCAGCAAGCAACATCAGCCCTTCAAGGCTTTAACATGGAGACCATTATCTCCGCCGAAAAGATGACTGAACTGGAAAGCAAAATAAATGAGGCCCAGCAAAACATAATTGGGATTGCAGAAAAGGCCGCAGCCGAATCTAGAGCTTTCACAGAAGAAGAACGAAAGCAGATAGAAGAGTTAATTGGCTTAATAGCAGAGTATACAGAACAGAAGATTGAAGCGTATCAAAAGCAATCTGAAGTTGTCATGGCCATGGCTACTCA